GGCTGTTCAGTCAGGCCTCCTGCACGAGACCGCGTTCCTCGCTGCGTGCGCGATCGGACAGTGGTGCGTCGATCACATTGGGTTCGCCTTGCCGCTTACGTGCGTCAAGGACTACGGCATGGTGGAGCTTTGGGACGACCGGGCTGTGCGCGTGGTGGCTAACACCGGCCAGTCCTGTTGCCAGAAGGAGGCATAGCATGAGTGAAACAGTGACGACGACGGGTTACGTCGCTCCGGCGATCATACCGCCCACCCCGGGCCGCATGGTGTTCTTCTACGCCAGCGACAAGCAGTCGGAGCCGTTTGCCGCCACGGTGGCGAAGGTCTGGAACGAGCGCATGATTAACATCGGTTATCTGGACCACAACGGCCATCACAGTAACGCCACGTCGGTCCCGTTCATCCATCCGGGCGACCAGATACCCGACCTTGGCTTCTACTGCACTTGGCCGAGCCGTCCCGACACGTACGCGCAGGTCGTTAATGCCGCTGTGCAGCGTCCGTCCGGCTGCGAAGTAAAGGCCGGATAACCCCACCCTATACACCCGTGAGAGAGAGCGTCCGAACCCGGCGGGGGTGCACCCCCGCTCGGGCGAGGGCCATTTGCGTCCTGAAGGAGGAGGCATGAGCTACGTCTACCTTTGCTCGCCATACACGCATGAGTCGGCCGAAGTCAGGCACGACAGGTATATCGCCGTTTGCCGGGCTGCGCGCGCGCTGCAGAAGCGCGGCTATCCGGTGTTCTCGCCGATCTGCCACAGCCACGGCATCGAAATAGTGTGCGACTTCCTCGAAGGGCACGAGTATTGGATGAACCAAGACCTGCCGCTTTTGTGCGGCGCGTCTCAGGTGTACGTCTTGATGCTGGACGGCTGGGAGCAGTCGCGCGGCATCGCCGCTGAGATTGCCGAGGCTGAACGGCTTGGCAAGCCCATCATCTATATCTCGCCGGAAGGTGCACAGGCAGGCGTCAGCATGGTCGAGGACGACATCGAGTCGCTGACGTTCGGGCCGATTGGTTCGGCTGTTCCGCATGTTCTCCAGGGCGATCACTACGAGGGCATGGTCGGACTGGAGGAAGTACGCCCAGGGGTGTTTCGCGGCGAGGTTGACCCCGACACCGGACTGGCCGGCCGATACGACGGCTTGACAATGATCGAGGACCAGAAGCCGACCAACCCCAAGGACTTGGTAGGCACGCGCAAGGTGCCGATGGGCCGTATGCCAGACACAGCCATATCGGCAACAGCTCTCGCCTTTCTCGAGGGCGCGCTGAAGTACGGCCAGTACAACTGGCGCATCTGTGGAGTGAAGGCGTCTGTCTACAAGGACGCGCTTAACCGTCACTTTGGGCAATGGTTCAACGGCGAGGAGTGCGACCCCGTGACCGGCGTGCCCCACCTCGGTAGCGCAATCGCCTGCCTTGCGATCCTGATCGACGCGCAGGCAATCGGGAAACTGATCGACGACCGGCCGCCATCCTTCCACCTTGGCGGCCTACTGGAACAACACGCGGACACCGTTGAGCGACTGATCGAGCTGTACGGCGACCGCAACCCGCGTCATTACACGATTGAGGACCAGATCCATGCCACAGGAGTACGAGGAGATACGCGATAGCATCCACGCGCGCGGTATCTCCATGAAAGAGGCGAAGCACGAAGCGGCCGCCATCTACAACTCCCGGCACCCGGATCACCCTGTCACCGGCCATCACGAAGGCCGCAAGCACAAACACGGCAAGAAGCACCGCCACAAATCGAAGGGGTAACACATGGCACTGCCTAACGGTATCCAACGGTTCTACCAGCATATCCAGCCGGACACATCGGACCCGACATCGCGCGAGCCCGCGTTGATCCTCGGCCGCAAATCATTCGGCCGCGGTTGCTCCTACGTGCTGATGCTGTCCTCGGCGTACAAGTTCATGCCTCAGAACGAGGAGGAAATGGCGGTAATGCTCGCCTCGGCGCGTATGGCGACCCGTGCGCTGAACCTCAACTACGATGACCTGCGCACCGTGCGGCAGGTGGCAGACATCATCATCGACGGTCTGGACGAGCTGGTGCACATGGCCCCGGAGGACGACGCGCACTTCAAGCAGGGCGGGCCCAAGGCGACCGGCACCATCACCGTGGACGGCCAAGCCCACGAGTTTGAGATATTCCACTAATGGCCGGGTTGGAGAACATCCAGAGTCAGCCGGCATTCGATCCCGATTCCCGCTACGACACTGGAGACAACACCGACCAGTCGGAGGGCGGGAACGACGACGAGCGCAGTATGCGCTTGCTCGGACAGCTTGAGGACTGGTTCGAGCAGGCGCGCATAGGTCAATCGGAGAACCGACGCCAGCAGGCCATCGACGCCGACTACTTCGATCACCTCCAATGGGACGAGGTGGACCGCAAGACGCTGGAGGACCGGGGCCAGGCTCCCTTGGTGTTTAACGAGTCGCAGCAGGCGTGCCTGTGGATCATCGGCACCGAGCAGCGCATGAGGGTGGACCGCAAGGTGTTCCCGCGGTCGGATGACGACGTGCGCTCGGCGGATCTCAAAACGAAGGTGATGAAGTACGTCTCCGACGTGAACAAGATGCCTTTTGCGCAGTCGCGTGCGTTCAAGGACGCCGTGGTGGCAGGTGTCGGCTGGTTGGATGACGGCATAAGCCGCGACCCCAGCGAGGAACCGCTCTACAGCCGCAACGAGTCATGGCGCAACGTCTGGTATGACCATCTGAGTCGCGAGCCCGACCAGAAGGATGCCCGTTTCGTATTCCGGGCCCGGTGGTACGACCTTGATCTGGCGATAGCGATGTTCCCCGAACACGCCGCGCAGTTGAAGAAGGCGTCGACCGGCACCCTCGCCACCATGCAGACGGACGAGGACGAGTTCTACTACGAGACCGCGCTGTTCTATCACACCGACGCGCAGGGTTATCCCATCGGCAGCCGCACCACGGTCGATGATGCCCTGTCCGTGAACAACCGCAGGCCTCGAGTATGGGTGATCGAGGCGCAGTACAAGATGCCGTGCCAGTGTGGCGTCATGTACCTGAACGAACACACCGACGACCCGACCGTGCGCGGGATGCACGGCGTGGAGTTCGACAAGGAGAACGCCGACCACGTAGCCGCCTACGATTCCGGCGCCGTCGGCGTGGCGCAGACGATGAAGATGAAGGTGTTTTACGCCACCTTTGTCAAAGGCACGCTGATGGAGAACGTGCCGAGCCCCTTCCGGCATAACCGATTCACCCTCACGCCTGTATGGGCGTATCGCCGCGACAGAGACGGCGCACCGTATGGTGCGATGCGCGGCATGAGAGACCCGCAGGACGACCTGAACAAGCGGTTCTCCAAGGCTCAGTACATCCTCGCAACGAACCGCGTGATTATGGAGGATGGCGCAGTCGAGGACATCGAGCAGCTTCGCGAAGAAGTGGCCGACCCGGCGGGAATCGTCGTCAGGAAGAAAGGTTACGAGCTGGAAATCAACACCGACCGCGACTTGGCGGCCGAGCACGTCAACCTGGCGATGCACGACAGCGAGTTTATCCGCAAGGCCTCCGGCGTCACCGCCGAGAACCTTGGACTCCAGAGCAACGCGACCAGCGGCAAGGCGATCATGGCCCGGCAGGATCAGGGCTCCATCGTCACCACGATGCTGTTCGAGAACAAGCGGTTTGCCCTTCAGTGTCAGGGCGAGATTCAACTCAGCATGATCGAGCAGTGGTACACGCTGCCCAAGGTGCTGCGCATTACCGGCGACAGCGGGCGTACCGAGTGGGAGAGGATCAACGATCCGAACCTGCCGGAGAGCGACATCACTGCCACCCAGGCCGACTTCATCATCGGCGAGCAGGACTACCGGCAGTCGTTGCGCGTGGCGCAGATGGAGCAGGTCGCCAACATGGTGAGCCAGCAGCCGCCCGAGATCGCGATCAAGCTCATGGATCTGGTGTTCGATCTGATGGACTTCCCCAACAAGGACGAGTTCGTGCGCCGGATCCGCGAAATCAACGGCGAGCGCGACCCGTCGAAGGAACCGACGCCGGAGGAACAGCAGGCCGATGCTCAGAAGCAGCAGCAGGAGCAGGAGGACCAGCAGCGTCAACGCGAAGCCATCGACGCACAGAACGATCTGACGCGCGCGAAGGCCGAGCAGGCACGCGGCGGGACCAACCTCGCACGGGCGCAGGCCGAGAACACGGAGATGGACACCATGGCGAAGGCGGTCGATACCGCGCAAGCCACGGCCGTCACCCCGCATCTGGCACCAGCGGCCGGCCAGTTGGTCGACGCAGTAGACCAGCGAGGCGCAGCAGGTGGCTTGTCACAGCCGCAACAGCCCGCGCCCGCACAACCCGCACCACAACCCCAACTGCCAATTCAGCAGTAATTAGCAGTTGGTTAGCACTTGAGCCCGCCATTGAGCGGGTTTTTTCGTTCCTGAAACCACGAAGGAGACTGAAGCCATGTCGAAAGAGGACTTGGAGGGTATTGACCTGAACAGCTTGACGCCCGAGGAGCGCGCCGCTCTGGAGGACGACGACGAGACCACGGACACCGATGGTGATGGCGATGCCGATGGTGGTGATGACGATGCTGGCGGCGACGACGCAGACGGCGGCGATGCCGATGCTGGCGGCGACGATGCCGGAGGTGACGGTACCGACGATGAGACCGGTGGCGAGGAGGAAGAAGAAGATACGACCGGCAGCGCGCCGGAGGACTTCACCCCGACCATGGCGGCCAGCGAGACCAACCTCGACGATCTGAAGGGGAAGGTTACGGCCATCGACCAGCAGATCACGGACCTCGATAAGGCCTTCGAGGACGGCGACATCGACGCGGCCGACTACAACCGCGACATGCGCAAGCTGGAGCGTGAGCGATCGGACGCGAACACCGAGGTGCGACTGGCCGAGCAGGAGGCCGACTTTGTGACCCGCCAGCGCAGCGCGACCGCGCAGCAGCGTTGGGAGTGGGAACAGGACAAGTTCTTTGCCGAGCCCGCCAACCAAGCCTACAACACCAACCAGTTCGTGCGCTCTGCCCTGAACGAAGCCGTTAAGACCGTCGCTCGCGAGGATGCGTTCCGCGGTAAGAGCGGTGCTGACGTGCTGGCCGAAGCCGACCGGCGCGTGCGCGAGGTCATGGTGGTGGGCGCGCAGCCCGCCGACACCGGCAAGACACCAAAGACGCCGAAGAAAACGCCTGATCGGTCAGCCTTGCCGCGTCAGATGGGACACCTTCCGTCAGCCGCCGAGAACGAGACTGGCGCGGGCGATGGTGAGTTCGCCGCGATTGACGCCCTTGAAGGCGATGCCTATCAGGCCGCCATCGACCGGCTGACACCGGACCAGCGCGCACGGTACGAGGCGCAAATCTAAACCCATGCCCCTGTATCTCGACATAGAGGCGGGTGAGACCTTCTCCATCAAAGACCGACAGGAGACGTTCATCACCCTGGAACAAAAGAGCGGACGGCGGGCGAGGATACGCATCGACGCGCCCAACAGCGTGGAGGTGCAGTCACTCAATCGCCAGTCGGCTCAACACGTCATGTCACAGGGGTTAACCAAGAAGGGCTAAACGAATACACCGCGCAAGCGGCAATACCGGGGGACCGCATGAGCTGGTCCCGACACCAAAACCAATCAGGCGCATGAGTGCCGACCCTACCAATAGAGAGGTAAGCACTCATGGCACGCACTATCGTCGGCCTGAATGATGCCAAGGCGGTTAAGAAGTATTCCGCGTTCTTGGCAACTGACACGGCCAAAATCAGCTATTTCGGCAAGAAGTTCATGGGCTACGGTCCCGAGACCTCGATGCCGATCCAGATGCTCTCCAGCCTCGAGAACGATGCCGGTGAGATGGTCTCCTACGATCTGTCCGTACAGCTCAAGATGGAGCCCGTCGAAGGCGACGACACCCTCGAAGGCAAAGAGGAGGATCTGAAGTTCTACACCGATCAGGTCTACATTGACCAGGCGCGTGGTGGCGTCAACACGGGCGGCCGTATGACCCGTAAGCGCACCATCCACGACCTGCGCAAGGTAGCCCGCAAGCGTCAATCCGAGTGGTGGGCGCGCTGCTTCGATGAGCTGTTCTTCATGTACCTGTCGGGTGCACGAGGCGTGAACAGCGAGTTCATCTTCCGCAGCACGTACACCGGCCGTGCGAACAACAGTTTCTCGGCCCCGGATACCGGTCACATCATGTACGGCGGCAGCGCGACCAGCAAAGCCACCGTGGCCGTCGGCGACAAGTTCAACACCACGTTGATCGAGCGCGCCGTGACCAAGGCCACCATGATGGGCGGTGGTACGCAGGAGACCCCGCAGATCCAGCCGGTGATGATCGACGGTGAGGAGCATTACGTCATCGTCATGAGCCCGTATCAGGAGTACGACCTGCGTACGGCGACCGGCACGGCCGACTGGCTTGAAATCCAGAAGGCGGCTGCGACGGCGGAAGGCCGCAAGAGCCCGATCTTCAAAGGCTCGCTCGGTATGCACAACAACGTCGTGCTGCACTCCCACAAGAACGTGATCCGTTTCAGCGACTACGGAGCTGGCTCCAACATCGCTGCGGCTCGCGCTCTGTTCATGGGTGCGCAGGCACTTGTGTGCGCGTTCGGTTCGCCGGGCACCGGGCTGCGGTTCGACTGGCACGAGGAGTCGCGTGACAACGGCAACCAAGCCGTTATCACCACCTCGTCCATCTTCGGGTGCAAGAAAGCCACCTTCAACTCGAAGGACTTCGGCGTGATGGCACTCGATACCGCGGCGGCTGATCCGGGTTAAGCGGTAGCCCATAACGAATAGGCGGGCCTTCGGGCCCGCCCGTTCTATCTCAATCCCTGAAATCAAGAGGTAACTCGAAATGGCAAGCACCTTCACTACTCAGCAGGCCGGTAACTCCCAGCCTGCAATCAGCACGAGCGAATCCGGCGAAACCGTTGCCGTTCGCGGTGTGTTCGACCTTGCGGTCGACGGCATCGGCGCGCTGGTCATCAACGATGTCATCAACATGGTCAAGCTCCCGGCGGGGCATGTGATCGTTGACTGTATCGTTGATACCGACGACTTGGACACGAATGGTACCCCGACCATCGTATTCAGCGCCGGTCTGACCAGCGGTGGCACCAACGCCGAGCTGATCTCGCTCTCCAGCCAAATGAAAACCGGCGGCGTTGCCCGCATGGATCAGACGGCAGGCGTGCGTCTGGCGGCCACCGATGCAGATCGCAATATCGGCATCAAGGTCACGACCGCTCCGGCCACGGGCACGGCCACCGGTAAGGTCGGTCTGACCCTGGTGTACCGCGCAAAGAGCTGGGGTGAATAACACCAGTATCCCTAACCCGTAAGGGGCGTAGTGGGGGGAGCAATTCCCCCCTTTTTCTATTAACGAGACTCCTGAAGGAGGAACCAACCGATGTTGATCGAAAGCAAAATCCGCCGTGAGGGCGGAACGATAGTCGATATGGGCAAGGGCGCCAACACTCGCCGTTACCATTTCAAACCGCAGGCACCGCTGAATCCGAACAACCCGGAGGCGCACCTGCATGTCCCGCATGTGGCCGAGGTCGAGAACGAGAACGACCTGGCTCGCTTCCTTGCCATCCCCGAGGGCTACAAGATCCACGGCGCGAAGGCCGAGCCCGAGGAGGAGGAATCCGAGGAGGAGGAAGCCGAGGAGACCGACGACCCGCTGGAGTCAGGCGGGGCCGACGAGTTCCCCGAGCTTGAGGAGACTGGCGGTGAGAGTGAAATCACCGAGACCGGCACCGGGGAGCTGCAGGAGGGCGAAAGCGCCACACCGGCCGCCACGAAGCCCCGGAAAACCGTCAAGAAGAAGGCCAAGGCGTAATCAGTCATGGCAACCAGTGCGCTGACGGCGTTTTTACCGTATGTGAGTCCTGAGGCGAAGGACTGCCCCACGGCCATCATGAAGCAGGCCATCCTCAAGGCTTGCATACGGTTTTGCGTCGTCAGCCACTACTGGCGTGAACAACACGCCGACATCGTGACGGTCGGCAACATCAAGGACTACACGCTGACCGCGCCGACTGGCGGCCAGATCGAGACCGTACTGGAGCCGATCCTCCACAACAACATCCAAGTCTGGCAGCGCACGCGCAAGTGGATGAACGACAACCGCTATGCGTGGACCACCAACGACGGCCAGACGGCCGAGTTTTTCATCGTCGATACGCTCGGCACGCTGCGGCTGTATCCATACCCGACGGCCGGATCGCAGGGAACACTCAGCGACATCTGGATGATCGTGAAGCCGACGCCCAGCGCGACGACTGTTCCGGCCGCCCTGTTCAATGAGTTCTACGAGACCATCGCCAAGGGCGCGCTCTCGTACCTGATGTTGATGAGCAACAAGAAGTGGAGCGATCCACATACCGGCGAGATGTACCGGATTGAGTTCGAGGCGATGTGCAGCACCGCAAAGAACAAGGCGCTGAGTGGGTTCAAGACCGAGGACCGCAACCGGAAAGTTAAAGGGCACTACTTCTAATGGGCACCTTCACGGCACAAGTCATTGTCGACGACGCGGAGAAAACCCTGCTCGACGACACCAATGTTCGGTGGGGCGCGACCGAGCTGCTTAACTACCTGAACGACGGGCAGCGGGCGATTTGCATCAAGAAGCCGGACGCCTACGTGAAGAACACCTCGGCGCAGCTCGTTGCCGGGACGAAGCAGACCATCCCAACGGACGGCGCGCGCCTGAACCGGGTAGTGCGCAACATGGGCGCGGACGGTAACACGCCGGGCGATGCCATCACCGAGGGCGACCTCGATGACATGGACAGTGCGCTCCCTGGCTGGCATACCGACTCAACGAGCGCGACCGTCGATCAGTTCTTCCGCGTCAAGAACGATCCCAAGACCTATTACGTTTACCCGCCCCAGCCTGCGAGCGGCATGGGGTATGTGGAGCAATCCTATTGCGCGGTACCGGCCGACGTGGCCGCCATAGGCAACACCATCACCATCGACGACATCTACCGCACCGCGCTCTATTACTACATCCTTTCCCGCGCGCTGGCGAAGCAATCACCCGTGGCGAGCGAGCAGAAAGCCGCCGGGTACTATGACCTGTTCATCAAGGAGCTGACCGACCAGCAAACAGGAGAGGCGATGACGGAGGCAAAGCGATGATGGACAAGGCACAAGAAGCAGCAACGGCCGCCCACAATGCGGCCATGACATCGTACACAGCCAGCGGGCTGACCGGAGGAGCCGGAATCGTGACAGGGGACCATATCCTCACAACCATAGGTGCACTCATGGCGGTTGCCACCTTCGCCGTCAACTGGATCTACAAGCACCGGCACTACAAGCTGGCCGTGGCCCGGTTCCAATTCGAGCGAGACGAGCAGAAGGGTGAAGCTCCTCACCGCAAAGATTGAGACCAAGGAGCAGGCCGACCTATTCAAATGCGTGGTGCGGCCCGCCCTTGCCGTGCGCATGGTCACGTTCGCCATGGCCTACACGACTGTGATGGAGTGCCTGCGCGCCTTCGGTCATGGACCGGGGGCCGACTGGCATGTCCTCGCCGCGTTCGTCTCCCAGCCGCTCCTGTATCTGATCGGCCGCAGCGCGGAGAAGTGGAAGGCGGCTCAGGCGTGAAGGTTTGGAGCCTGCAACACCCGGTACACGCGGACTGGTTCACGGTCATGTGGGGTGCTGACGTAGCGGATCCCGTCGGCGTCATGCACGTCGGCAAACCATCGGCCGGCCAGTGGGCCGGATTCACCTACGGGCTGAACGGGCGCGGATTTACCTCGCACTTCGACCTCGTGGCGGCTGAGTGCCGTGAGTGGGGGCTATACAAGCTCCGCGGTGAGATGGTCGAGCCAGTAGCGAAGCGTCTCTATCAAGCCCTGCATGATCGTTATGCGTGCCGGATGCTGGGTGAGCCGGTGACTGTGGACACCTCCATCGGCAAGGCGATCCTTCAACCCGTAGAAATCATTCTGTAGAGGTCAGCATGGCGATTGTAAATAGTGGGTACACGCTCGGGATTGCGCAACATGATGGACAAGTATTTGTCACTGAGTGGTTCGAGGACCATCTTGGTCAGCGCAGAGAGCGTACCTATGGCCCTGTTCCTCAGACTCACGACTTCGCCGCCACGCTTGCCGACCGCGTGGTGCGCTTGGAGCAGACTCTCAAGAAGATTGAGCTGCGGAAGATGATCGAGGGTGGGTTCTACGCTCCTGAGTATCAGACGGTAGATGAGGCGGCGGCGACCTTGAAGCAAATGTACCAGGACGCGGAACGTGAGGAGCGCGCCGTGATCGCCATTGCCGTTCTGGACTCCATCACGAAAGGAGTAGTCACTGACACCCAATGGGCCAACGCCTTCGGTCTCACGGCGCAACAGTGGGCCAACGTAAAGGCCACTAAGATCCAGCCGCTCGTGGATGCGTATGCGGTCGTTAACGGAGCAGTTGGGTGACGGATTACTACTTCAGGACTTCGGACGGTCTCGACACCGATAACGGTACGACCTGGGCTCTGGCGTGGGCAACACTCGAACACGCGGCAGCAACTGTATCGGCGGGCGATCGCGTGTTTGCTTCAAACGCGGTCTCTGAGACGTTACCAGCGGCGTCTACAAACATCTCGTTTCCGAATACGAAGGGTACACCTGTTCAGGTAATTTCCTGCGATGACACCAGCGGCGCCCCTCCATCGACATATAGCCGGGGCGCAGCTATTAGCGGCGACTCGACCAGCGCTTGGCTATATTCAATCGATGGATGTGTTGAATTTTACGGTATCGACTTCACTACTAACGGTCCTACATATAATCAGCGATTAAGGTTGGCATCGTCGAACACGGGAAGCGACCAAGTACAGGTATATGACGATTGTACCTTTACGCTCAATGCTGGCGGCACTGCTTCATATCTTGAGATTGGGAACAATGGAAACAACGATCCTATCGAAATTACATGGAAGAATGTAGATGTCAGTTTCACGGATCTCGATAATAGAATATATATTTTTGGGGCCGTTTTCAGGTGGATCGGTGGAACAGCTACCGGGGCTACAGGAACATACCCGACCAACTACTTTGAAGCCGGATCGTACAATGAGGGGACGAGAGTATTCGTCAGTGGCGTAGACTTCTCGGACCTGCTCGCGTCTGGGGACCTAGTGGGTAACACAGCTCGTGAGACCGGAACGTGGGTATTTAGGGGGTGCAGGCTCCCGAGTTCGTGGACCGGAGCGCTTGTGAATACCCACACTACCGGCCTGAGAGTTGAGATGTACGAGTGCGCATCTGGCACCACCACCTATGGGTTCCGAATTTCGGACCCGTATGGAGAGATATACGACGAGAGTACGCGCGTCAAAAGTGGAACCAGTTTCAGCCTACAATCCACCGCCCTATCGGTAAAGATGGTCAGTTCATCGGTTGCGACGGAAGGCACCCCGTTCGTATCGCAGACCTTCAGCATCTACAACACGGCGACCGGCGCGAGCAAGACGCTGACGATTCCGATCCTGCACGACAGCGCAACAAACTTGCAGGACGACGAGATATGGGTACGCGCTCGTTACCTTGGTAATTCCTCATACCCGCTCGTTACCGAGGTCACGGATCGTCGTGCGGGTATCCTTACTTCTCCGGCCGACCAGACGGCTGACACCGCTAGTACCTGGACCACGACGGGCATGACGAACCCCAACAAGCAGAAGCTCGAAGTGACGTTCACCCCGCAACTGGAAGGCGTGATCGAGTTCGAGATTTGCCTTGGTAAGCCGTCCTACACTGTATATGTAGATCCTCCGGGCGCACTGGCCTAAGGAATCGACATGGCAGTGATTCGTCCGAACGGTGTCATCGAGACCGGCAGCCTCATTCGCCCTGACGGCGCGATTGAGAGCGTTAGCGGTGGCGGCGGAACGACGATCAACAGCGACCATGTGATTCCGGTGGAGTGGATCGCCACGATCAACAGTGACACGATCCTCAATGCCGAATGGCTGGCAGCTATCTACGCGGACGCCGCCACCCAGGTCGATCATGTGCTGGCGGTGCAGGCCGATCAGGCCTTCCCCGTCGATTACATGGCGATCATCGACAGCGATCACATCATCAATGTCGAATGGACGGGCTCGCTTGTCGTTGATTCGGACCATCCGCTCAATGTCGAGTGGTACGCGATGCTGAACGTGGACCAGACCACGCAGGTCGAGTACACCCTCGGCGTGATCTCGGATCAGGCCATGGTGGTCTCGTATCTGGCCGGGTTGGGCGTCGATGTTTCGAGCCTTGCCGAGTGGACCACGGTTGTCGTCACCGATGCCGCCATCCCGGCGGAATGGGACGGAACGAAACCCGGTTTTGTTACCGGGAACACCAAAGTATTCGTGATGGGACCGAAAGGTCGGGTGTACGAGCTGGACGCCAAAGACCGCACCTTCCTGACCAGCACCAAAGACCGCACGGTCGTATTCGTGCCACGCAATCGCACCTTCTTGATGTAACCACGGGAGAACCGAGATATGTCCATAGTCGCAAGCGACTTGGTTGCCTACGGCAGCGCGTCCATGCCGGACGACGATACCGCCACCAACATCGGCGGCGCGATCGACACGACCGTGCGCATCGTTTTCACCGACATCAGCCCGACAGGCGCAATCGAAATGCTGTCGAGCGCAGCGGGCGACACCACGCAGACGGTCACGGTCTACGGCCGCAACGCCGGAGGCACGCTTATCAACGAAGCCAAGACCCTGAACGGCACGACGGTTGTTTCGTTCAGCAGCACCTTCGAGCGCATCCTGAAGATCGTAATCAGCGCGGCGCATACCGGCACGGTCACAGTGCGCAAGGCGAGCGCGGGCGGCGACCTGGCGGCCATCGAGTCCGGCGTGTTGCAGATCCGCCGTCCGTTCTACAACGCGGCGGCCGAGGCCTCGGGCGGTGCGCAGCGCAAGTATTACGAAAAGATTTTCATCAAGAACAACCACGGCACGCTGGCCTTGACCAGCGCGACCATCGCCGAGCAGGCCGACCCCTCCGGTTTGATCGCATTCGCGCTGGAGTCCACCCTGAGCGGTTCGGATACCAACGGTGCGAGCAATAACCGACAGGTCGCCCCGGGTGGGTACACGTTCACGAGTGCCACAAAGAACGTCGCCAACTCGCAGAGCCATACCGCGGGAGCCGGTCAAGGCATCTGGCTGGAGCTGACACTGGCCGCAGGCGCGGCAGCGGCCAAGACTACCTACACGCTGCGTGAGTCAGGGAACACGGTCTAATGGCCACCTCCCTCCAGAAACAGCCCTATGACGATGAGCTGTTCGATTTCGACTTCACGAACCGCTTGCGCGACGGGGAGACCATATCGAGCATCACCAGCATCGACGACACGGACAGCGCGCTTACCTACGGGGTTCCGGTCATCGACGCCACGGGCAAGATCGTGCAGTGCACCGTGGGCGGTGGATTGGACGGCACCACCTACAAGATCACGGTGCGCGTGGTGACGACTCTCAGCCCGCAGCTCGAAGAAGAATCCTACCTCGTCGTGGTGGAGACATGATCGACTGGACGAAAGTGCGCAACTTCAAGCGCAGCGAGTTCCACGACCCCATCGACGATCACCTCTACGACCATGTTATCTACTTTCTCGACGACTACCGTGACGCCCTGGGCGAGCGCGTACACCCCTCGCCGGTCTCTGGCGCCATCGTTCGGTTCGACGGCTCCAAGACATCGAGGCATTACGCCGTCGGTCGGCTCTCCGATGCCATAGACATCTTCCCC